ATTTTGTTCTCACCCTTGATTATCGTTGCCATCGGTCAGTTCGTTATCGAATTCTTTTCCAGCATTGTGCATTCTGAGTCTTTTCACATGAGCGATCAAATCGCCAGCCAAACCTTTTTGAACAATCTCCAGGTCACTCATGTCGAGTTCTGTCACAGGTTGGCCTCGCCGTTTAAGCATGGCAATTCTGTTGCCTTTGAAACGCTGCGCATTGGCTGAAACAACCTCAGCAGCAATTTTGTCTGGTATTTCTATTTCTAATTTCATATTGCAGTTGTTGCTAAGACTCCAGCTACGGCCGTGATTCTATAATAATTTGTTCCGTCCGCTACAATATTGTCAGCGAAAGGCACAAAATTTAAATTGTCAGTTCCGAAAACTGGATTCAATGTTGTTTGTCTCCAAGATGTATTTTTAAATCTAGTCCCCTGTTCTAAAGTATAGATACAGTTAGTCAAGTCAGTACCAGGAATTGCATCTCCTCTTCTAGTTAAAACCCATGGCGTTACACCACTCCCAAGCGTAGTCAATGAATAAATACCCCATCGTTTCTGATCGGCTTCATTCATCACAAGAATATCCTGCGATAAACCGTAAGTTAATCCATCTGTTTCTGTTGTTAAACTAGCAAATGATTGATTTGAATTACAAGTTAAAGTTGTGAATCCTGCGTTAGCCGTGCAAGTTGGGAGCGCTGCGGTAGTTCTGCCTTTTACCTTTTTAAATCTAAGTGAATCTATTTGCGTAGTAACATAAGATTGCATTTCGAAAGTAGTGGAATATCCTAAAATTGGTTGCCCTATTTCAATATCGAAATCAGTTATCCTTAAATAATTAGATATATTTCCAAACTCAATGAATTGATTAATAATATCCATTGATATGTACATATTGCCATCTGAACTCTGCGAAACCCATTGATCTGACGTAAAATTCATTTCATCAGCATACGCATCTAGTCCTATAACCCCTCCAGGTGTATTACCAAAATTGAAAATCACATTGCCATGACTGACCAATAAATCAAAGTCGTTTGTTAAATTATCAATGTTTGCGAGTTCTGTTATTCCTATCCCTGCTGCATCATTTCCAGCAACAAGAACAGCATCAAGATCACCCGCGCCAGCCAAGGCTAAAATATCGGAAAGTTGATTTCTCTTGGTAGATCCAAGGCCACCACTGTCCTCCTGAACCTCTACCCATGAGGATAAAATGGCCGCTGCTGCATCAAGATCTTTTATTGTCTTCATGGCGTCAGCTCCTCACACTGGATAAAGTTGAAAGTAACATCCACAGTATAAAGATTCCATGGAATACGATGCTTTTCGTAAACTGTCTTGCCCAATTCGGTTCGATAAATAGCCTCGTGATCCGGATCAATTGAGGGTGATCCGTCGTCCATGAAAACGTACTTGAATCCCGTCAGATTTAATCGTGCAGGTAGTCCCGAGGCGAAATCAAAAATAAAATTCTCTCCGAGCTCAACTTTATGCGCAACCACTATTCTAACGGTAATAGAGCTTTCACGCGCTTCATTCCTTCCAAAGCTCCAATCTTCGTTAATATTGTGGCTAAGAGGATTGACCCAACGCATCCAAGTAATAACGTCATACCGATCATCCAAAGCCACTTGTTTGCGTTCCTGATAACCATAGGCCGTCATTGGGATGGGCTGATCTGATTGATTTGTCGAAGTCTTATGCGCCAGTTCACAAAATCCCCAAAGCTTCATATCAAGCTGTGGATATTTCGCGGTGGTATACGCATCGATGGCTTCAATAATCTCAATCATGCTAAAGCCTGTTTAAGTTGATCAACTAAGACATTAGTTAAAATGTCTGTTTCATAATTACTCAGTTCGAAAATTCCTTTCTGATACTTGTTTTCCATCCACTGGGACTTATTGTAGTTTTCAGTGTTTTGGAATCCGAACCCATTGCCAATAATCCCGTAGTCGGCATACATCTGGTCGGTATTTCTTAGGATCACATACCCAGGATTTTTACCGACTGCTTTTTTGTACTCCGAATACCCCCCAGGAAAGTAAGTTTTCCCTGTGTCCCTGGCTTGGTTGTTTTTTGAGATAGACGCTGGTTTTGTGGAATAAACTCCGATTTTCACTCCTTTCGCATCAAACCCCTGTTCAAAAATCCGTGGCTTATGGATAGCCATAACGGTAGTGAGTGCCGTGCGCAGATTTCTGTCGCTTGTCACGGCATCATTAATTCTTTTGATCAGATCTGTGAACTCATTTGCCACAGTTACAGCGTTTTCCTCGTTTCTTAGCCATTATGGTAGTGAGGTCCTTACATAGGACACGTCTTTACAATTGAAACACCACGGATCTTCAGGAACGTTCAGGGCCTTCATGACATTGCCGGCCTCGCGTTCATAAGAAGTGGTGTAATAGTCCATCAGTTCTTGTGCTCTCTCGATGGTCATGGTCGTGAACCGGTTCAGTCTTTCGCCAAAACGGCGCTCGGCAGTCAGCTCAACACCAATCCTCCAAAGTAATGCAGTTCTAAAGAGATTCAAGTTCTCGCAAACCAGCTTCTCCACCGAACAATAGACCACATAGTTTACATTCACCCCACCTCCGTTTATCTGCTCAACTCGGCCGCATCCGCCCCAGCAATCCCACTCGCAAAGAATCGAAGACCAATCAATAATACTTTCGTATCGCTTGTTCTCGGTGCTTTTTAGTGAGAATAAAGTGGGATCGTATGCCACAAATAGTTCGTTTTCCTCAAAATCAGTATCGATGGTTAGAACATTAAGTCCTTCGACCAATGCCTGATTTTTGGTTAGCAATAACTGATCATCCTTGTCATAGACATAGAGATTAAATCCTGGGTTAGGATAATCAATTTCTGAATTTACGGAGACCGAAATGATGTGAATACGGGCGTACCTGGGGAGTTGAAAAGTGATCTTAACACCAGCTAAATCGGTAGCAGCGTTGAATCCGGCTAGGAATTGGGAAGTTACCCGGCTCAAAAGTTTAAGATCAACAAAGAACTTGTTGTTCAGCGCGGTTGATACGTCTGCCACAAGATTGTTACAAGCTCGGGTGTAGATTACATCCCAAGTATCATCTGTAGAGTCTGAAGTGTATTTGGAAAGTCCAGCAATAAGCTCCTCCTCGACGCCAGGCAGGCCCGAAGCATAAAGCCCGGACCTGCTTGTGTCGATCGACGGTGAAAGTGTGATATATCCGTCGAAACAGCTCATTAATTACGAGCGGGTGATTTGGTATCCAAATAAACCAGTCATACCGAATAGCTCGTCTCCGCAATCCGGCGTACCGGTATCGGTACCGAAAGAATCGGACTGGAATACGTTGAACACCGTCCAGTGCAGGGAGTATTCATATCTCCACTGTTCTGTCGCGCAATCCCATTTGAAATCCAAGTTCCATTTCAGGCGAGGATTTTCGGGATCGGTGATTACCGTGTGGGCTTCCAGCTCCGTGTTGATGTTGATATTATTGTTCTTGTTGAAGGTCAGCAGGTGCATGATTCGGTAAGGCAACACAAGCACTTTGTTTGCCCCCAGAACTGCGTTTGCGGCTTGGTCGAAGTAGTAAGCAGCACCCGCGCCGGCGATGGCCTGACCATAAGGAGTGGCCGAGTTACAGCAAGCCATTTGTTGAAGCTTCATGAACTTGTCAAGATAGCCCTGGCCAATGATGGCCGGCGTTCCTGAAAGCTCCATATTCTGATAATCCATAAGAATATTCTCATAGTTACCAGGAAGCGGTATGTCTTGTCCGTTTTGGATCGAAAGAAGCTGCAAGTTGGCATAAGATCCGGCAGCAGTTGTTGAGCCATCCCAGCCATAACGTTTACCAACGCGGGCGTTCAGTTCGGCCAGTAGGATTTCATCCAGGCGCTCACGTCCGGCGCGAAGATCGTTCAAAAGGCGCGTACGAATGAATTCCTTGGTGCCCTTACACAAAACGACCATGTCATCATTGTCGAAATAGCGGGCCGGCGTGGTGATTTTTTTGTCGATGTCCACAAACGCTTGCTTGCGGGTGACCGTGGTCAGCGCATCGGAACAAATGTTGGTGTTGGGATCGGTGGACACTTGGCAGGGCTTGGTCCGTTGATCGTAAAGGATGCGCAGCGTAGTTACTTTCTGGCTGGCACGTGAAACTACTTCGGAGGTCAGTCCTACGTCGTTTTGGGGGTCGGTGATGAAATCCAGGGCTCCGATTTGGCGACCCAGATTGAAGGGGGCATTTTGCCCCGCAATATCGGTAGCCTCGGCGCGAATGGCATCGCATGCGCCTACGGCGTTCATTGCAAAGGATGTTGCAGGCATGATTTTTAAATGGTTAGAAAATTAAGCGGAGAGCGCTTTTTCGGCTCGAATCTGCTGAAGGGTCTTTTGACTATCAGGGACGGCCGAGTGAACTACTTTCCGAGTTTCCTTTCCACCTTCATTGCCATTTCCATTATTTCGTTTAATGTAAGCAGCAGACGCGGTTTCCAGCAATTTATCCACGGTTACCATATCATTGGTGCCTTGGAAGAATTTTGGTTTCGCAACACCGTTTTCAATTTCTTGAACGATTAATTGCCCTTTTTCGTCAAAATTCAACGTTTCCTTTGAGATTTCTCCCAAGATTGTGTTGATAACCCCTTTCTTGACCGTAGGGTTTTCTGAGAATTCTTTAGCTAACTCAAGTTGACCGATCTTGCCCATAAGGACGTAATCGATCTCTTTTTTCTTTATTTCAGACGCGTGAGCATCGTTTATTTCTTTGATCTTTTTGGCGGCCTCAGCCTCAGCGGCAGTTTTGGATTCAGCTAAGGTCCGTAGCGATTTTTCAAGCTCCTCCACCTTTTTATTGCTGTCCGGATTGGCTGCCTTTGCCTTTTCTATCGATCCCTCAAAAGACTTTTTCAACATTGCAATCTTATTGTGGGTATTCGTCTCTGCTCCAATCTTCTGGGCATCTTCCACCGGGATCAGGGTGTACATTGACGAAATGGTGGCATCCACTGCGTCGTAAACCTCCGATTTGATCTTCGAATGGATCTCCTTATCAGTTTTGGCGCGCTCCCTGGTTAGGAAGTTCTCCTCGATCACAGCAATAACCGGATCAGGAATGTCAATATCGGGCGCGTTTTCAATGAACTTATCCAGGTCCTCGTTTTTATCGATTTTGGCCTGAGTCTTCAACTTCTGATAGTGATCCTTTAATTTCATGCGGGTTTTCTTTTGGTGTACTTCCGTTTTTCACGTGGAACATCGGTGCTTATGATGGGATTGAATGGCTCGGGGCCTTTTTCAATCACCAACTCTGTGCTATCTTGAGATTCAATGATCTCTGGTAGAACAGGCTCCGGTGCTTCTATTGGCTCCACAACCTCAGGAATGTGGATGTCGGTCGTTTTACTGGCCGCATCCCATTGTTTCTGAATGTTGGTGAAGTCTTGATCCCCGCCTTCAGCCGCATGAACGACAACGCTTGCGCTTGCCTGTGTTCTCTGATGACGGGGGTTTAAGTTTGGGTCTCCTGGGATTAAATTCCCTTCCGAATCGCTTTGGCCTATGAGATCGAACTTTTCCTGTAGGTCTAAAAATGACTTGTAGGTTAAAATCCTCTTCTCGCCTGATTCTTTTGATTTCACTAATACCTCAATCTGGGGCATTTAGTCAGCTAATTTTGCCCGGGTGGGCTATTCGATGGTTTCGCCTTTCGGCCAATTGATGATTAAAAATAGCGAATTGTTTCTGAATTGCAAATTACTCATTTGAAACGGGCTAAATCTTCGGCCGGGACAATGATTTTGGATACTGGAATGATTTGGTGGAGACACGAATATCCCCCGGCAAGCACGAAAATTGATGATTCTGTAGTAAGTGGATCCTTACCACGCCAATCAAGCTTAGCCCAGGCCTCTACTTCGGATTGATGAAAGTATTTACCAGCGCGTTCAATGCAGAATTCCCTTGACTTATCAATAAGGCCACCGGAATATAAATACCACTCCAATTTAAGGTCAGCCGTTATACTTTGTTGGTAAGTCCTAGCATATTGGAAAAGTGTGCTTTTAAGGTAAACCCGAGTATAATTCAGTGCGCGCCCTTCGACCTGGTCATTCCCCTCCACGAAAGTCTTCACCTGATCCATGAAACCAGTGAATTTACCTCCTGAATTGATATTTTGATTAAGAATTGACACCAAAGGTTCAACAACTTGAGACTCTAACCCATCTTGGAGGATATATTTTTCGACCGACGAAATTGTCTGCTGCTGAAGGGACTTTAGGAATACGCGGTTGGGTTTAAATGAATCCGAAATGGAGGTGAAATACTGTTCATTCAAATCATTGATCTTCGGAATAGCCCCCATATAGTTGGTGACCGCGCCGACGTAATACGGATCACGAAAGAATGAAAGGATTGTATTTTCAGCGCTGGCCAGAACCCTTCGGTTCGTGGCGGACTGCAAAATATACCCATCCGGGTCGGTTTCCAGGTCCTTTAACTGTAACGAAAGCTGATTGAACAGGTCGGTTTGTACTTTTTCGACCGCCGAGGCGAACCGGGCGTCGCCGGCTAAAATAATGGCCTCAATTTGTCCGGCTAGGCGTTCCGGCTTCATCCGTTACCGAAAAACGGGCTTTTTAATCCACCATACACCTTCTTTGTGGATGTCCTCACCTTCACACGTCTCTTTTTAGGCCGCATTGAATCCAGGTATTAGGGTTGTGTCGATCGCCGGTTTATTGGCTTTAACGAATTCAGTTGCATAGCCGTTCAGGATTTCAAGCTGTTTATCCTTATCCATGCTGATAAAGTCCTTATTTTCGCGCACAGCGCGCTCTACAAACGCCTTTAAATTAAAATGGATCACAGCATCGTTCTTGGAAACAAAGCCCCGTGTGACGTTTGTATTGACGTCTACCACAGCCATTCCTGGGAGCGGATCTAGTTCAAGCAAAAGCGAAGTAAACCGTTTCAAATCAGGGTTAGTGCTCATATCCCTGGTTTGAATTTCGATCTGCTTCATTTGGAGGTAATTCGGGTCGAGTCCTGAATCCTTCGCAGCCTTGAAGTTGTTTATTAGTTCGCTCACCGAGGCAATGTCGAACTGGGTGGGTTTATTCACCTGGGGAAGATTACTTTCTGTCTCGCCTGGTTTGCCGGCGCTGCGATTGGCTACTCCGAACTTGTAAAGATTGAAGAAATAATAGGCATTCGTGATGTGAACATCGTAAATAACACTCCCAATGTCATAGAGAGTGTCGTATTGAGCCGACCGGTCGATGACTTTCGCTACTCCTGATTGATTCTCACCTACTTTATCCTCCACATCCATATTTATGGACCAAAGCCCCTGGCTGATGCAAAAGTCTTTTCTAACCTCCAACATTTTGGTAGCCTCCACGGGCACCGTAATATAGCCAACGGGATCCATGCCCATGGGGCCACCATCGGATAATTTCTCTTTGGTGAACTTGTATACACCATAAGGGCCGATAGGATTGAACCCCGATCCACTACAATGGGGACAATCAATCAGACCTTTAGGATATTTTATCCGACCACTACGGCAAGGGTATAATTGACCATCAAAGTCAAATTTATAGGCGCAAACTTCCGCAATCTCATACTTTTGAGGATGTAGATGTTTGATATAAGCAGCGAACAAATCAGACTCGTGTGTAATGGCGTTGTTCCAATGTGGAGCCGCCGATGAATAGAATGATTTCAGGATGACAGAGCCATCATCCAGGGCCTCACTCATACCACCAAGCGGCCAGACCGGTATCTGAGGAAAATCATACTGATAAGTATCCAGTTCCTCATAGAAAAGCTCTTTGTTGATCGCGTAGACCTCGAACTCAATTGATTCGGTCTTATCGTAATAGCAAAAAGTGAAAATCTTGCCTTTATTCTTTTCTTCGCGATCGGAAATGTAAATCAGGTAGTGGTCGGCGTCGAAGTTGTAAATATTCTTTGAGCCATAGACTTTCAAAAGCGGCTCCGGTGTTTCGGTTTCCATTTCCGGAACCTCGGCCAAAGTAGCCACAAGTACCCCATTAGGATCGGCCAGCATCTTGCGCAAAACTACATCTTTCATGTAGTTCGGTAGTGAATTATAAACCGGATAGTCCTCTAAAGTGTACTTTTTAAGCTCCTCG